CATCGACGCCTGGATGACGGTCGACGGGCCGCAACAGGGCGCGCCGCCGCAGGGGCCAGGGTGAGCGTCCTTGCGGCGCCGCCCCTGCAAACCTCGCTGGTGGAGGTGGCCGGGGAACGCCCGGCGCAAACGTACCTGATTACCCGAGTCTGGAACCAATGGCTGTTGTCTCTCACGAACCGACTTCAGAGCGCCGCGACCATCCTGAAGGTCGATCACATCACGACGCCGCAGAGCGCGTCGTTGCCGCCGACCAGCTTCCCGCTGGCGCTGGCGGCGGGCCTCTTCCGGGTGTCGTGGTACGCCCGCGTCGTGCAGACGGCGACGACGAGCAGCTCGCTCGTCGTCACGATCGGCTTCACCGACGGCGGCGTGGGGTGTCAGCAGAGCGGCCCGGCGATGACCGGCAACACCCTGACGACAACGCAGAGCGGCAGCGTGCTGGTGCAGAGCGATCAGGCGACGGCGCTCACGTACGCGACGACGTACAGCAGCACGGGGGCGACCCCGATGAAATACACCCTCACCGTCATGCTCGAACAGGTGGGGTAATCATCCGCGACGGGACGATGGCCGATCTCGACGCGATCGTGGCGATGGGCCAACGTTTCCGGCAGAGCACCGGCTATCAGGCGCTCATCCCGGAGAACCTGCCGCAGATGCGCCACCTCGCCGCGGCGCTCATCGACCGGCCGGGCGGCGTGGTGCTCGTCGCCGATCGGGCGGGCACGCTCTGCGGCCTGCTCGGCCTGCTCGTCTATCCGCACTACCTCAGTGGGGAAATGGTGGGCGGCGAACTCTTCTGGTGGGTCAATCCCGAGGCGCGCGGCATCGGCCTGCGCCTCTTGCGCCACGCCGAAATGTTCGCCCGCGCCCACGGCGCCGCCGCGATCCAGATGATCGCGCCGACGCCGGAGGTGGAAGCGCTCTATACGCGCCTCGGCTATCAGCCGGTCGAACGGCTCTATCAGCGGAGGCTCGCGTGATCGCCGTGGAGACGCTCGACGCGCGCCACGCCGCGCTCGTGGCGCAGGCGGCGCGCGGCGAGGCGCAGCCGCTCGGACACGCCCTCGACGGCGAGCCCCGGCTCTTCGTCTATGACGGCGTGCTGCCCGATCCGGAGGCGTACCGGCGCTGGGCGCTCAGCCTCCCGTACACCAGTCTCACCGTGGGCGCGGCGACCTTTCACGGCATGGCCTCGTGCGACGACACCGCGCTCGCCGATCTGATTCAGCAGGCGCATCCACGCACCGTGCCCGGCGTGACGCTCTTTCGGCGCAGCCCGGCCGGGCAAGTCGAACCGTCCTTCATTCACACCGACCGCGATATGGGCGACTGGACCGGGATTCTCTATCTCACGCCGGATCCGCCGGAGGCTGACGGAACCGTCTTCTATCGCCACCGGGGCACGGGCGCGTATGGGAGTCAGGCCGAGGATGCGGCGAGCGTGCGCCAGGAGTGGCAGGACTGGCGCGACGAGACGCAGTGGGCGCCATGGACGCGGGTCGCCGCGCGCTTCAACCGGCTGGTGCTCTTTCCGGCGCCGCTCTTTCATGCGCGGGCGATTCCCGAGAACTACGGCACGGGGGACGACGCGCGCCTGATTCAACTCGTCTTCGGGACCGGCCCGCTTGAGGAGGCACCGCTATGAGTGTCGCGACCGCCGGAACGGCCATCGCGATCGCGACGGGGGTGGGGACCGCCGCCGCCTCGATGTATGGCGCGAGTAAAGCCGCGGGTGCTTCAGAACGCGCGACCACTCTGCAGACGAGCGCCGCGCAGCAAGCCGCGCTCATTAAAGCCAAGAGTGACGCCGAAGCCCTCGCCTGGGAGAAGCAGCAGGCCGCGATCCAGCAACAGAACTTCAACGCCACGCAGCGCGCGAACTACGACCAGTGGGCGGCGCGGGAAAACCGCATGAGCAGCCTCGGCGGGCTCGTCGGCCTCCCGGCGCGCAACATCCCGGCCTACATGCAAAGTACTGCGGTCGTGCCGACCGGTACCGGCCAGACCGGCACGTCCGGAGCGCCCGCGGCGCTGCCAGACGGCGCGCCTGGGACCGCTCCGGGCGCCGCCCCGGCAGGCGCGGCGCCGGGTGGGGCGCCGCCGCCTGCCGCGGCGAGCGCAGGCGCGCCCGCGGTGAGCGCCGATCGGGGCGATATCGGGACGCAAGTCTCGAATTACTTCAAAGCGCGCGGCGTCTCCGATGCCGAAACGCCGTACTGGGTCCAGAAGTGGGCCGAGTTTGGCGCCAAGGATCCGGCGTACTTCAATCAGCGCTTGGCCCAGGCCGACATCTTCGGCGGCGGCGCCGGATCCGCCGCCGCGCCGCGCCCGGGCACGCCCAGCCCCGTCCCGTCCCCGTACACGCTCGGATCCCTCGCGGCGCCGTATGCGCCGCGGACGCCCGCGCTCGCGGCGCCGACCATCCGGACGCCGTATCCTCCGCTGCGGTGAGGTGATCTCATGGCGGTCATGTTCTCCTCGCCGACCAATACCTGGACGCCCGATCTGCCCGGCAAGACGGCGGCGTCGACCGGCCAGACGATTGACTACTCGGGCGGCGTCACGAGCTATCCGACCACAGGCGGCTCCGTCGTCATGGACGATCAGGGCCGCTACTGGTACATGTCCAGCGACCCGCGCTATGGCTACGCGCTCATCGCGCAAGGCTATGGCCCAGGCGAGACGCCGCCGGGCACCAGCGATCAGACGCCGCCTCCCGCCGCAGGCCCGCCGCCCTCCGGCGGCGACGGCGGCGGGGGCGGCGGCTTCGGCGACATTCCCGCCGGGAGCCTGACCGAGCGCTACGGCGGCACCTTCACGCCGCCGCCGCCCGTCAATCTCGGTGGCCCGGCAGGGATTCCCTACGTCCCGCAGACGCCGGTCTTCTCGCATCCGCAGTACACGCCGCCGCCCGCGTTCAACTTCCCGCAGTTCAATCTGCCGAACTGGGAAGAAGTCCTCCAGGATCCCGGCTATGTCTTCCGGCTCGGGCAGGGGAAACAGGCGCTTGAACAATCAGCGGCGGCGCGCGGCGTCCTCAACTCCGGCGGCACGCTCGGCGACGTCCTGAAGTTTGGCCAGGACTACGCCACGCAGGAATACGGGAACGTGTTTCAGCGCGACCTCCAGAAGTACCTCACCAACCGGGATACCGCGCTCCAGACCTACGGCACCAACTACGGGTCGCAGTACATGGACCCGTACAAGCTGAATTACCAGGCCGCGCAGGACGAGTTTGCGCCGCAGATGACTGCCTATCAGACGCAGGCCCAGGCCGGGCAGCGGCAAAATGAGTTGGATTACTCCAACGCGTGGCAGCGGTATCTCCAGGATTACAACCAGTTCCGCAACTGGCAGAACGATACCTGGGACAAGGTGTCGTTCGCGGCCGGAGCCTAGTCATGCCGCCGTTCCAGTATCAACAGTACGTCAACCCCTACGTCGGCACGATCGGGCAACTGATCGCGCGGCAGGGCGACACCCAGGCCGAGGCGCTCACCGCGACGGCGCAGGCGCAGGCGCAGGCGGCGCAGACCTCGGGACAAATCTGGGGACAAGCGATCGGCGGGATCGCGCGGTCGCTTGGCGGCATTCCCGGCGACATCACCGCGGCGCGGCGCGCCGCCGTCGAGGAGAAGCGCGCCGCCTCGCAAGCGCAACTCGATCAGATGAAGCTGCAGCAGGAGCGGTTCAACTTACAGAAAGGGCAGCGGGAGCAGGAAGAGATCGCGCGGGCCGAACAGGTGTATGCCGCCGCCAGCGCCACGCGGCCAGACGGATCGGTGACGGTCGACCCGGCGCAACTCGATGCGGCACTCGCGCAGGTGAACGTCAGCCCGGATAAGCGCGCGAAATACGTGGGCTACGCCGAGACGATGCGGACCACGATGGATAAGTTCAAAGAGGATCGCGCCAACCATCTGGGCGACGTCGCCCAAGGTGCGATTGAAGCGGACGCGCCGCTGCCCGTCGTGCTCGCGTCGGCCAGATTCGCGCAGCAGGCCGGGCTCCTCACGAAGGATCAGTACGACGCCTTCGCGCAGATGGCCACGGAGGCGCCGGATCTGAAGCAACTCCTGACGACCGTCCGGAATAACGCGCCGAAGTACATGAATGAGAAGCCGGTGTTTGCGCCGCAGGGCTCGCCGGGCTTTCTCAGAGGCCCGACCTTTAGTTCGATCGAGCCACGGGCGAAGCCGAAGCCAGAGACCAATGCGGTCTACCGCGATGACCAGGGCATCGAGCATCCCGTCGTCTTCGATGAATCCTCCGGGAAATATCTCTATAACGGCCAGGATGTCTCGACACAAATCACGCGTCCGTCGCCGCCGCCGACGAAGGACACGGGCGCCGAACTGGACGCGAACTATGAGCGGCTGCACGCGAAAGAACTCCGGGGCGAGCCCCTCACCGAGTTAGAGAAAAGCCAACTCAAATCCTATGCGGATCGGAAAACGCTCGGGACGCGGACCACGTTCAATTTGAATCAGCCGGGGCGCGAGGATGCCGCTGCGGCGCGGAAGGCGCAACAAGAGCAGATCCGCGCCGATCGGTCGTACACCGAATCCAAGAACGATCTCGAACAGTTGACCAAGCCGGTGCGCGATCGCTCCGAACGCTTCGCCCGGTTTGCTGAAACCGTCAAAGCGGGCGGCCCGGTCGCCGATGCCGTACTCGCGCCGGAACTCCTGAGTATCACCTCGGGCGGGATGGGCTCAGGCCTCCGCATGTCCGAAGCCGAGATCGGCCGCATTCTCGGCAGCACCAGCGCCTGGGGCGATCTGCTGAAGGCGGCCAGCCGGTTCAACCCGAACGAGTCGCAGACGATGCAACTCACGCCGACGCAGCGCGCCTCGATGAACAAGCTCGTGTCGGCGATTGCCGAGAAATCCCAGCAACAGTTCGCGATTTTGCAGCAGGCGCGGCAGGATCTCCTCGATGCGGGCGACGACGTGGCAGCCCATCGGCGCATCATGGCCGACACGAAAACCAGGATCGAAGAGGTGCTGAATCCGAGCGCGCAGCGGCAGAGTGGCGCGCCGCGCCTACCGGCGGCGCGGGCCGCGCTGGTGAATCCGTTCCCGGAGAAGTGAGTGCCTGACGATCCCGTCGCGCAACTCTTGCGGGGCGCCACGACGACGGACGACGTCCGTCACGTGGCGTGGAACGCGTATTACGGCGCGCAGGACGAGACCGATCTGGCGTCGAAAATCCAAGGGCTCAACCTGCCGACGGCCGTCAAGGCGAAGCTCTGGGATTTGAAGCACGCTGAGCAACCGCCTGAGACGGCGGCGCCGCCGCAGGAGCAGGAGCGCCAGCCCGACGCGGTGAGTCCCGAAGGGCAACCCATCTTCCGCGGCGAGAACGCCCCGATCGAACCGAACACGCTCGGCACGCTCGCGGCGCACGCGGTCCCGTATTTCAATCCGGTCCAGGTCGCTAAGGGGTTGTATGGATTGCTCCCGCTGCCGAAGGCCGTCGGGGGCAGCGGCTACGATAATCCCCTCAACCCGCTGCACATGTCCGACCAGCAGCAGGCGCTCCGGCAATCGGCCGATGCGGACTACAAGCGCGGACACAAGGCGCTCGCCGCGGCCAAGATCATGGCGGCGGAAGTCCCACTATTGGGGCCGATGGTAGCGCCCCTCGCCGAGCACCTCGACCGCGGCGAGTACATGGCGACGCTTGGCGAACTGGTGGGGATGGGCGGCAGCGCCTATCTCTTTCCGAAGATCGCCCGCGGCGCGACCAGTCTCACGAACAAGATGCTGCCGAGCATCCCAGCGACGGCGCCGCTCGACCCTGCGGTCGGCGGCGCGATGAATTTGATGCGGCAGGAAGGCGTCCCGGTCACCGCTGGCCCGGCAACGGGCCATCCCTACGTCGCGGGCGCCCAGGAATTTCTGGAGAACACGTTAGGTGGCAGCATCCGGGCGCGGCAAACGGCGACCGCGACCCGTGAGGCGATGGCGAAACTTTCGACCAAACTCTCCGATCAGGTCGCGCAGGGGGCCATGACGCCGCAGGCCGCCGGAGAAGCGCTGCAGCAAGCCGCCGAAGACCTCATGCAGAAGCATCACGCCGAAGCGAACACGCACTACGACCGGATGCGGCAACTCGCCAACGACCCCGCGAACGTCGTACAGGTTCCCGTCCCCGGCAGCGGGCAACCGGCATCCGTCCACGCCGGGACCGGCGTCGTCACGCCCGCCACGCCGCCGACGACGCAACCAATGGCGCTGCCGGTCGATATGCAGGCGACGCAGCAACTGGCCGCGCCGATTCGCGATCAACTGCTCGCCGCGTCGAAGGGCGCGCTCTTGACGGGCGACCGCGCCCAGGCGCTGCAGACGCTGAACAGGCTCCTCGACACGATGGGCCGCTATGTGTCCCTCGATGACGCGGGCGAGATCCGCACCGCGCTCATGGATCTGGGGCGGCCCGATCGGCCCGTCGGCGGGCTGATTGCGGAAAGCCGCACCGCAGGCGAAGGGATTGCCGCCTCGGTGGCGGCCTCGGTTGAGGACGCGATCCAGCAGACGATGCAGAACGCGCCCGCGCACAGTCAGGCGATCCAGGACGCGATGCAGGCCGGGCGCGACGCGACGAAGCGCAAGATCGTGGCGCGCGACATCCGGGACATCATGCGCGATGAGCCCGTCGGCGCGATGGAGCAAGCGACCCGGCCCGCCGATCGCGGCCTCAACTACCTGAAAGAGTTACAGGCCATCGTCCCGGCCGCGATGCCGAAACTTGGCCGCGCCGTGCTCGATAACCTGATGGACGCGAAGAGCACGGGCGAACTCTCGTGGCAGTCACGCCTCACGAAATGGAAGGCGCTCGGGCCGGAGACCAAGAATCTCCTCTTTGGTCCGACCGCGCCCGACCTCGACAAGATGTTTCTGGCCGGGCAAAAGCTCGAAGAAACCATCAATAAAAGCAAGTCGGCGCTCGTCGGCATCAAGGCCTTTGAATTGGCCTCCGGCGGCGCGATGGCGCTAAAGGCCTTGACGAATCCGTCGTACGCGTTGCTCGGGCTCGCCGAGGTCTTGACCACCTACGGCGGGACGGCGCTCCTGCACAACCCGGCCGTCGTGGATGCGCTCACCAACGGGATGCAACTGAGTCTCCGGCCCGGCCCCGTCGCCGCGACGGCGCAACGCGCCGCGCTCGCGAATGTCGTCGCGCAGGGCATGAAGCTGACGCAGGATCCGTCGCTCTCCGACGAGCAACGGCAGGCGATTGTGACCGCGCTCCGGAACACCACGGCGGCAGGCGCGACGCCGCAGGAGACACAGTAAATGGCGCTCGGCACCCTCGCTCCGGCGGCCTATCAGACGGTGCTCGATGACGCGGGCCATCCGATCTCAGGCGCCCTCATCTGGACCTATCTCGCCGGGACGAGTACCCCGACACCGACCTGGACCGACGTTGGCCTGACGACCCCGAACACGAATCCAATCGTCGCCGATAGCGCCGGTCGCTGGAACGCGTACCTCAGTCCCGGCGCCAGCTATAAGTTTGTCTTCCAGGACGCGGGGGGTGGCTCGATCCGCGTGGTCGATCCGGTCCCGTCGATCCCGACCTCCTCGGCCAACGTCGATGCGACCGGCGTGGCAGGCGAAGCCCTGACCGCCGGGCAAGTCGTCTATCTCTCGGACGGCTCGGGCGGCAAGACCGCGGGCTGGTGGTACAAAGCCGACCCCGCGAATCCCTCTAGTTGCACGACGCCGCAGGTCGGCGTGGCGCCTTCGCCGATCGCAAGCGGCGCGACCGGCTCGATCCGGCTCCTCGGCGTCGTCGGCGGACTCTCCTCGCTCAGCATCGGCACGAGTTACTTCGTCGGCGCAGGCGGCGCCTTGACCGGCGCGCCTGCGGGCCTGCGCCGCCTGATTGGCGTGGCCGATAGCGTCTCTTCGATTGTCGTCTCGCCGAATCCGCCGCTCGTCAAGGAGACACTCGCCTGGGCGAACGACTTCCGGCTCTCGCTCGCCACCGGGACGCCGGTCCCGACGACCGACATCACGGGCGCCAACGCCACGATGGTCTATCTCACGCCGTACACCGGCAATCGCCTGGATGTCCCGGACGGGTCTGTGACCGTCAACCCGATTCGCTATATCGCGAGCGAACTCTCGCTGGCGGTCCCGGCGACGACGGCGACGATGTACGACATCTTTGCGTATGCCAACGGCGCCACGCCCGCGATTGAGTTACTGGCGTGGACGAACGACACGACCCGGGCGACGGCGATTGTGCGGAACGGCGGGCGCTGGGTCAAAAGTGGCGATGCGACCCGGCTCTATCTCGGCTCAGTCCGCACCGGCAGCGTCAGCGGTCAGAGCGAAGACAGCGTGAGTAAGCGTTACCTGTGGAACCTCTATAACCCGGTGACGCGGGCGCTCTCGCGCATCGAGGCGACCGCGTCGTGGAACTACTCGGTGGCGACGTGGCGGCAAGCGAATGCCTCCACGAGTAATCAGATCGAGATCGTCGTCGGGGTGGCGGAGCGCACGCTGACGCTGGGCCTGACGGTCTATGCCCAGAACTCGGCGGGCGGGCAACCCGTGGCTGTGGCGATCGGGCAGGATTCCACGACGGCGCCGATGGGCCAACTCGTCGGCGGCTATCTCGCGACGATCACGGGCGGCGTCTCGTATGAGGTGACCGCCGCCGCCGCGGTCATGCCTGCGGTGGGGCGGCATTTTTATGCGTGGCTGGAGCAAGCCGTCGCCGGGACGACCACGACCTGGATCGGGACGTCCGCCGTCGCGGGGCTCCCGATCGTGAGCGGCCTACAGGGCCGCTTCGATGGGTGAACACACATACAGAGGAGGCGTATGACGATCGATCTCGTGCTCGCCGATCGGCCGATCTTTCTCGGGGAACCCGTCCGGTGGATCTCCGGCATCTACACCGACGAGGGGCTCGGCGAGCACCACGGCGTCAAGCTCGATAGCGGGCGCTGGCTGAGCGTGCAGCCGAACGGGACGTACGAAGAGCGAGACGCGCCGCAAGGCCCGTACGAGTGGTTCACGATCGATGAGACGTGCAACGTCCTGCGCGTGACGCCGCGCTATGTGACGTTTGCGCTGGCGGTGCGCGAACCGTGACCACCACCGACGGCGCGCTGCTGCTGCTGCGGCGGCAGGCGCCCGGACCGATCCCCGGCCCGGCGCCGCAGCCACGCGGGCCGCTCCCGCCCTTTGATGAAGGCACCTGGGAGTCGATCGATGCCGCGACGGCGCCGACGTATCACCCGGTCTATACCGAGCTGCCGCAACCGCCCGCGCCCTACGGCGCCGCGCGCTGGTGGCGCGGCGATGCCTGGGGCGTGACGGTCGAGGGGTTGCCCGCGATTCCCGGCGGCGCCACCGGGGCCGCGCAATCGCGTGTCCTCACCTATCTGCTCGACCGCTACGGCCGTGACTGGGAAGATCGCATTCTGGAGGCGCATCGCGAGCGCGGCTACACACACGTCTCCCTGAGTCCGCAAGACAGCTTCGCCGCCGGGATGACGCCTGACGATTACGTCGCGATGAGCGTGCGCGTGCGGCAGGCGGGGTTTCACGTCCATCATCTGTTGCGATCGAAGTACTACACCGACCCCGGCCGCAGCCTGCGGCGCCGCCGCCTCGGCACGCACCTGGAGGCGCCGGATCTGTGGGGGTATGGGACGGTGCGCGCCCCGCTCGATCCCGCGGCGATGCGTCCCCTGATCGAGGCGCTGCTCGACGCCGACGCGGCGCAGGTCTTCAGCCCCGCCTGGGAGATGAATTTCTGGAGCCCGGATGCCTGCCGCGCCATGATCGATCACGACGCCGCGGTCATCGGGATGCGGGCGCTCATCGAGCTGCATTTTTTCCCGCATTACATTTCGTGGCAGCACCCCGGCGAAACGCCGACCGATTTTTGGGTACAGAACTACGGCAAGGTCGACGGCGTGCTGTACCAGTGCGATCCGGCGTGGAGCGCGGGCATGATGGCGGCGCGCATCAGCGATGCGCTCAACCGGCTGTGTCCCGGCGGGCTCTGGGGGCTGACTGATTCCGGCCGCGGCCATCCGATTGATGTCGTCGGCTGGGAAGTGATTGCGACCATTCAATTCAATAACGGGGACGACGGCAACGATCGTCTGGCGGACGAAGACCAGGGGAATCTGAAAGGCTATGAACTCCTCGGCGCGCCGGGCGGGATGACCGTCTTTGGCTTCGGCAATGGCGGGCGCTATCCCGATGGCGCCGTGCTGTGAGGCCGTGTCCGTATTGCGGCGAGATCCGCCTCGTGGAACGCGTGGACGCCGTCTGGTTCTGCGGCTGTTGCGGAAAGGATTGGGCCGATGATGCCGCGCCTCATCCAGGCCGTGATCGGGCTCGTGATCGTGGGGCTCCGGAGATGACCGCGGGCGAGGCGCGGGGCGACGGCGAGCGGTTCCGACGGAAGGGAGGCTAACCCCGTGAGAAACATGCTCTGGCGCGTCGTCTACGCGGCGATTGCGGTCGTGATGTTCTGGCTGATCTTCCCGCTGTTCCTCGCCGTCATCGGCTTCGCGCTCCCGGCGAATCTGGTGCTGCTGCTGCGCCTCGTGACGGCGTGCCTCGCCGTCCTCTACGTGCTCTTCGGGCCGGTCCCGGCCGCGCCGTGGTGAGCCCCGCGCCGCACGCGTCAGGGCAGCCCCTGGACCCAGGACTGTGTCCCAGCCGTGTCCCGCAGCGTGCCGTACCACTGCGTAGCGGTGAGGCCCGGCGGGACCGCGCCCACGATGGAGACGGCCAGACGCGGATAGGCGGGCAGCGCCTCGCGGACGATCGGGAGACGTGTCTCGGCAAACGCCCGCGCCTCGGCCGGAGCGACGGGCGCGGCATAGACCACGACCACGACGTCATCGCGCAGCTCGGCCTGTGTCGGCGGGCTCCAGCCGCGCGCCTGATGCGCGCGGAGGAGCCGCGCCCGATCGGCCTCCGGCAAATCGGCTGACTGATGCCAGAGGAACGCTGCCGCCATGAGGAGGCCGAGCACGACAAAATACGTGCGGGTTCGCACCATTCAGATCAGACCGAGCGCGAGTAATTCGTCTTTCTGCAACAAGCGGTTGCGCGGCACCGTCTCGGCCTGGGCCTGCCCCGTGATGTCGTACGTGGCGATCTCGCCGCCGGGATTACATCCGTGCGCCCACGCGTGGCGGATGGCCGCAGCGATCCATTCCGCGTCTGGCTGCGCGTTTGGGAACCGCCGCGCGATGACTTGCTTTGCCGTGGCGGCATCCCCGGCCGTGACGTCCACCACGCAGACGCCAAGAAACCCTTTGCCTTCGGGTGGTTCATCATCCGCAAACAACAACCAAAACGTGCGGGTGGTTGGCTCGCTCATGGGGGGAACGTGGACTGGCCGCGGCGAATCGCTTCCGGGGAGTGGGCGTCGGCCCCTTCATCGCAGGCGAGGCACTCGCCGTTGTGGTCGGGGCGGTAGACGGGGCAGCGCTGCGCCGCAGTCGGCGTCGCGCGGCAGACGTCGCACACCCCCGACGAGTGTGTCGTATGGTCACCGCAGGCGCAGACGCGGGTGGCGTCGTGCGCGGCCATCGCGGCGATCTGTTTACGAACCCGCTTCAACCGCGCCTTCTTGGCGCTCAAGGCCCGCTGTTTGGCGAGCTTCTTCGTTTTCATTCGACCCCGCTGTCCACAACCCGGATGGCCCGTGGGAGTGTCGCCACATACGCGAGAAGGGCGCTGTAGACTTCCGGCTCCAGCACAATCGTATTGGTCGTCTCGATACCGTTCTCGGTGGTAAGCACCAGGGCGAATCCGTCGAAGTCCACGTAGACGCCGTCACCGAGATACTGTTTGCTCATGCCGCGCTTCCCTCCACTTCACCGCCGCCGACAGCCGCAGGAAGTAGCGGCGCATTCTCAATTTCTCCCGCCATGTCAGCGGGCGGCCTGTGAATAACTTCCGTATCGACTTCCGTAGCCGTCGTGGCGATCGCGCGATCATGGCTCCAAGGGTTCCGGCATCGCCTTGAACGTCCACGTCGTGCCCCGCGCCCAGCCGTCGCGCGTGATGTAGCCCTTCTCGCCCATGTGGGTGAGGGTGGTCTTCCCCACGCCCCGCACGCGTTTCTGAATCGTCGCACTCGCCACCGGCCCGGCTGCCTTCTGCAAAAAGGCCGCGACGGCCATCCAAGTGCGATGCGCGCGCACGGTGTGGGCGTGGATCACGGGGTTTTTCGGCGGCGCTGGCGCCTCTGGGATCGGCACGCCCGTTCGCCCATAGACGGACGGCCCGTCGTCGGGCTGCTCCCTCACGAGATAGCCCTGCTTCACGAGGCGATGGAGAAAATCTTTGTTGGGCGTGAAGTCCAGGTGTTCGCGCAGGGCCGCGAGCGCGAGTGGGCCATGCGTGGTGAGCGCGTCGGCAATCTTGGTGAGGCGCGCATGCGCGTTCGCACGGATCGCGGCAAAGGTGCGCGCGGGGCGGCGCGTCGTTGATTTCGCCTGCTTCGCCTGCTTCGCCGGTTTGGCCTGCGTCGTCTTTGTGATCGTCTTCGTGGGCGTGGGCTTCGTCACGGGCTGCGCCGTCGCGAGGCGGTAGGTGCGCTCCCAGACCGGCCCATGCCCTGAGAGGAACCCCTGCTTCGCCATGCGTGTCGGAAACGTCTGTGACCAGTCCGGAAAGCGGGCGCGGAGCGCCTGCGCGGTGATCTCGCCGCCCGCGGCGGTGATGACCTCGGCCACGAGGCGCCGTCGGCGCTCGGTCTCGACCTGCTTGTAGCGCCCCGACCCAGGTACGCGCGTCCCGTCTTTGGCCGCGATGACCTTTTGGAGTTTACCGGGCAGGGCCGCGGCGGCGCCCTCAACGAGATGCCCATTGAGGAGCGCGAGCGTCTGCCGAATCATGTCGGCTTTCCGGTGCGCCTCGACGGCCGCCGCGTCGTAGCGCGCCGCGAGCCGTTCGAGTTTGCCTTGATAACTTCGATCCTTCATGCGACGGACGCCTCGCCGTTCGCCTTGCCATTCGTGCGCCCTTCAAAGCGCTGCACGCGCAGTTCGTGGGCCTTCGCCTTGCGTCCTCTGGTACGACTCTTCCGGGCTTCACGCTCTTTCCGTTCCTCCTGCGCGAGCCGGTGCTTCATCGCGGCAAAGGTCAGCGCTTTGGTTTCGTGTTCGACGTACCACTGCTTGAGTGGATTGGATCCGCCGATGCCGCGGGTTTCAAAAGCCGCGCCGAGCACGGCGAGCGAGACCGTGCCGAGGCGCGGCATCACGAGCTGCAAGGGATGGATCCGTGTGTAGAGATCCTGCAGCGACTTGACGTCCAGTTCCTTGAGCCGTTTCGAGAGGTTCGCGGCGGCGTTGAAATTCCAACACTCGATCTTGCTGAGATCGCGTCGGTAAAACGTGTCCTTGCCAATCACGAGCAGCGGCGCCGCGTTGCGCGCCTGGATCTGCGTCACGGTGTGGGCGCCGAGGATGTCTGGCGAGAGATGCATAGAAGGTTCCTTTGTGTGAGGACCAGCGTTTACGGCGTCGGGGGAGGAGGGACCGGCGGCGTGGCGGGATCGTGCAGGCGCACGAACGCGTCCCGAAAGGCGCGCCGCACCAGCTCGCGCATCTCGGTCCGGAATTCGGCGTCGTGCAGGATTTCGCGCGCCATCTGCGCGGCGATCTTGTCGGTCGCGCGGCTCGCGACGACCGACAAAATCGCCTGTTGCGTGATGAGCTGTGCGAGGAGCGTCATCGCGCCGCCTGGGCTTTCCCGCGGCGCGGCTTGACGGCGGGCGCGTCGGGCTCGTCGCCGACGTAGCCCGCGAGCAGTTGGGCGAGCAGCGCTTTCAGCGTAATGCCGTCGTAGGCGGCTTTGGATTTCACGCGGCGCCAGAGGGTGGTATCGAGGTCGCGGATCACGTAGACGGAATGGCGGTCAGGCATAGTCGATTCGAGCGCGTCCTTCCTCACGTCCACGGCGTCATTGCCGCTGACTCCATCAACGGTATCATGGACACCATGCATACTGTCAACCCTCCCTCACCCGTTCACGATGGTGAATGTCACCGACTCATCCGTCCGGGTGATCCGATAGCCCTTCGAGCGCAACAGATCAACGAATGCGTCGTTATCGAACGCTATAGCCCCGTCATCCAGGACACGCGTCGTGATGTGGTACGCCGCCGCTAGCTCGGTGATGATCTGATCGCCAATCTCCGGCGCGTCCCCCTCTCCTACCCCATATCTGAGCCTGCGCTCCATCGTCGCCCCCTTTTTTTTAACTGCTCGCTAAACGCCCGCACTTTACCGCAACTGTCCAGCTGGCTGGCACCCGTACTTGAGAGACAATCTTGGGAATGGCTAAAATAGAGAGATTTTGGAGCAAAATTCACTAGAAAATACGTGCATCCAGTTCCACGGGAACAAGAAACCCGGCATGGCCAATCGCGCGTTTTTGCCGATAAAATAAGGGCGATTTCGTGTTTTTTGCCCCAATTTCTCGCCCGCCCAATCGTGCCAATCTCTACCAAAAAATGCTAAGATATCTCATTGTTTGCGAGCCGTACTTGGGAGTCCGTACTTGGGAGACCTGCGGTGGAGGCGCCGATATGAAGCGTGAGACGTTGGAGACCGGGATTTACCAGGACGCGTACGGGATTGAGGCCATCGTCACCGTGGGGACGGTGCAGCGGAGTAAGCGCTACCGCCTCGATGCCGACCGCGCCGAGATGCGCCTCTGGCGCGAGCAGACGCGGCACGAACTGAAGAAAGACCAGACAGCGAACGACGCGCAGCGCGCCGATGGCCGCGCCTTCCAGGCGTCCATCGACGCGTATCTGACACGGAAGATCGGGACGCCGAGCCATGACAGCGACCGCGCGCACTTGACTTCGTGGTTGCCGTACCTCGGACGCTACGCGCGCCATCAGATCCGGCCAGAGCATATCGAGGCGGGCATCGCCGCGCGCCGCCTCGCTGGCATCAAGGCGTCCACGATCCGGCACCAACTCAAGATCCTGCGGCGGCTCTATACGGTGCTCGATGGTCGAGACGCGAATCACCCATTCAAGGGGATCACGCTGCCGCCGCGCCATCACGAGATCCCGATCCCAGTTCCCGCGGCCGTCATTGAAACCGTGGCGCGCAACCTGGACCGGGCCTGCGCGGGCGACCGGGGCCGCGACGGGCGCCGCCTCACGCCGACGACGCTCCGAACCCGCGCACAACAACGCGCTCGCTTTCTCGTGATGGTCACAACGGGGCAGCGACAGGTGCAGATCGGCCGGGCCAAACCGGGCCATGTCCATCTCGATGGTCCCGATCCGTGCTGGTATGTGCAGGCCGCCAAGGACGGCGCGGGCGCCGCGTTCCCGCTCTTGCCCGACGCCGTCGATGCGTGGCGCGCGTTCATCGCCGCCGACGCCTGGGGATCGTTTAGCCTATCCGCCTTTCGGCAGTACCTCCGTCGTCAGGGCTGGCCAGCGGCGATCCGGGTCTACCAACTCCGGCACACGTTCGCGATTGATCTCTTGCGGCAGGGTGTCCCGCTCGATGTCATCCAGGGCTTGCTCGGTCATCGCTCGATCGAAGTCACACGCAACTACTATGCGCCGTACCAAACGACGGTCGCGCGGGCGTTCCTCGCCCGTCGCAAGCTCAATCTATTCCTCGCGCCGACGCGCAAGGGACTGCGGCTCGCCGATCGGGGGCCAGCATGAGTGACGCGCCGCTCCGACAGACGCATTACACGATCGAGGAGTACCTCGACCTCGAACAGCACGCGGCGACGAAGCACGAATACGCCGACGGCACGATCTACGCGATGGCAGGCGGCACGCCTGCCCACGCGCAACTCGCGGCGAACGTGATCATCCAACTCGGGCCGCAATTGAAGCGCTCTGGCTGCGCCGTCTTCACGTCCGACTTGCGCGTCCGCTCCGACAGCGGCCTGTGGACGTATCCCGATGTCTCAGTCGTCTGTGGCCCGCTCCGCTACGCGTGGCCGATGGCGGACGAGAACCGCGTCACGATCACAAACCCGTCGCTCGTCGTGGAAGTCACGAGCGACTCCACCGAAGACTACGACCGGGGCGTGAAACTCACGCACTATCAGCAGACGCCGAGCGTGCAGACGGTGCTGTTTGTCTCGCACCGCGTGCCGCGCCTCACGGCTCATGACCGGGGGCGCTCGCTCTGGCGCCTCGTCCGGGAGGCTGGAACCGGCGACGTCCTCGAACTCGGCAGCGGCGTCACGCTCGCCGTGGATGACGTCTATGCAGGCGTCGATCTCTGAATTTAGGAAAAAGGTGCGCGATGTCTTACTACTACGACACGATCGAGGAAGACCTGAAGCGGGCGAAGGAGATCCTGGCGAAGGGCCGGGGCGACGTTGCGCTGGTGCAGAACATGGGCGGGGAGGCCGTCTACGGATCGGACATCTACGCCGCCTATAAGCTGCTCGAAAGCCTCGTCGCCGAGGTCGAGCGGCTGCGCGATGAAATCGAGCAACTGCGGCGCCTTCACCACCACTGAAACAGTGTGCAACGCGGAAGGGGCGAAACCTCCGGCCTATCGGAGGTTTCGCCCGCTGATCTCCGGAATCCGCTGTAGGACGTGTCCCGGAAAAGACACACCCGCCCCGCGGAGAAACCATGTACCCTCTGGTTTCTCCCAGATGAATTCTTCTACAGCGGGGGGGGTACTCATCATGGCGTGCGTCGTGCCGTTTCCGCCTCGTTCTCGCTCGCGCTCGCTCCCGGCGGCGTCCCTGCGGGCCGCCACCATCGCAGACCGGGAAGCGGCGCTTGGTCAGCTTTCCACACCGGATCTCCTCGCCTGCGCCATGCGGCTGCAGCCGCGGATGATCAAGATTTACCGCCGCCACTTGATTCAGGATTTAGCGCGGGACAGCGGCGCGGCGATCGACCGCGAATTCAACGTGCGCGCCTCCGGCGCCTGATCGGCCGCCGGAGCGCGCCCGCGGCGGCGCATCTCGGCTTTCTCGTGGACGTGCGCCACGTGCGTCTCCACCTCCTCCAGGTCGAGGAGGAGCGCATCTTCGAGCCACCGGGAGACGTGGGCCGGGAGGGGCCACGGCGCCGTCAGGAGTTGCCGCACGGCGGCGCGGACCTCGCTTTCGGCATCGTGGTAGGCCCGCGCGATGTGCGCGTCTTCGCTGTTGAGGCCATCGGGCCACGCGCCCGCACTCGCGCCCTGCCCATCGAGCAGCCCTGGAATCGTGGCCTTGAAATAGGCGAGCACCCGCAGCAGGGTCCGCACGCTCACCGGCTTCCCGCGCTCGACCAACCCGTAGGTTTTCGCCGCCAGTTTTAAGCGCGCCGCGACTTGATCTTGATCAAGGCCCGCGGTGATCCGCTTGGCGCGGATGGCGCGGCCCAAGCGGCGCCGCTGATCCGGGGTGAGGCCGCGTCCATCCTCGAAGGGATCGAGCAGGGGCGTGACCATTCTTGGCATGTTTTGATACGACTTTAGCACAACCTACCGCCCTCCCTCGGACGTCCGCGCGCCGCGATGGCGATTCCGCTTGACTCCGGAATAAATTCCCCCTATCGTCCGCCTAGCTGTTCCGTAGTGACCGATACTGACCGGCAAATGACCGGTAGTCACCGCGTAGCGGAGAGTTTTCGGAGGTAGAACCCATGAACGAATTGCCACCGACGGTCAATCCCGACTATGTCGTGCCACTTCTGCCGCCACCGCCCGATCCGTATCGCGTGGGCCAAGAACTCCCGAAACGTCTCGGCGTCGAGGACATGTGCCGGTGTTTCGGCCAAGACGGCTTGTCGATGTCGCGGTCGACGTTCCATCGCTGGCGGCGGCTCGGCAAGTTCGATCGCTTCGAGGTGCGGCCCCAGATTGGCCGCCGCGCCTGGAGCGGCGAACTCGTGGCGCGCTACCTGCGCTGCGAGGCGCCCAGCTCGCGCTTCATCACGACGTCACTGTCCCGCCGGGCCGCCGCCGCCGTGCGCGCGGCGCTGGCGCCCCAAGACGGCGATCCGGCGTGACGCCGACGGGCTCGGCCTCGCCGTGGCGGTACCTCGCGACGGTGTGCCGTCTGGCGCGCCGTCTCCATCACACGCGCTGGCCGCACATCCCGTGGCACACCTTGAGTGCGCGATCGCGGGCGGCGCTCGTGCGCCACGCCGCCCGCTATGTGCCGGTGCCACTGGAGTGTCCCGGTGTCGTCTTGGAAGAAGTGAGAGGAGCACCCGATGTCGTCCCTGACGCCGCCGCCCATTCCGCCCGCATCCTCCCCTGGCGAGCCGCTCAGCCCGGCGCTGATCGAGCGCGTCTTGATTCACGGCGATCTGGCGTCCCTGACGACGCCGCAGAAACTGAGTTATCTGAAAGCGGTCTGTGAATCAGTCGGGCTTAATCCGCTGACGCGCCCGTTCGAGTACATCAAGCTGCCGGATGGCCGCTTGGTGCTCTACGCGAAGCGCGAAGCGACCGAGCAGCTCAGGTTTAAGTACGGGATTTCGATTGATCCGAAGTCCTTCACGCGGGAAGTGATCGAAGGCTGCTATGTCGTCACGGTGTGCGCGACGACGCCCGACGGACGCACCGACATGGGGACCGGCGCCGTCGCGATTGACACGCTCAAGGGGCAGCAACGCGCCAACGCCATGATGGCCGCGGAGACCAAGGCGAAGCGCCGGGCCACGCTCTCCTTGTGCGGGCTCGGCACCCTCGACGAGAGTGAAGTCAGCAGTATTCCGGGGGCGTCGGTGCTGGCGCTGCCGCCGCCCGAGCGCGGCCTGCCGGATCCGCATGGGGACGACGCCGATCGGCCTGCGCCGGAGGCTCCCCCCGAGGACGCGAGCCTGCCCCTTCCGGACGATGGCGCCTTGCGCGTCATCTCGATCGAGAAACTCGACACGAAGAATCCGCGCGTCAAGAAGTACCGGATTGGCTTTAGCGATGGGCGCGTGGCGACGACCATTAACAGCAAACTCGCGACCGACACCAAGACCTGTTTGGACCTGCAGACGCCGGTTCGCATCGAGACGGCCGAGTCGCAGTGGGGACTTGATCTCCTGAGTCTGTGGCCGGATGACCGCGGCGCGGACGGGCCGTTCTAAAGGCAGCGCGATGGCTGAGATCGCCATTGTCGCGGGCAGCGCGCATCCCGCGCGCTGCCGCTCGTGCGGGGCGCCGATTGTCTGGGTGGAGACCGCCCGCGGCAAGCAGATGCCGGTCGATCCGCCGTTGGAGATTCTGCGCTCGGAGGCGCCGCTGCTCGGGAGCGGGCCGACGCTGGAATACTTCGACACGCGGCACACGCCGTCGCATTTCCAGACGTGTCCGCAGGCGAGCGCGTGGCGCAAGGCCGGGTCGCCGCGATGAGACCGCTCTATGCGTTGACGATGCGGGGGGCGCGGCAACGCTTGCCGCTCCATCCCGCGCCGGACCTCGGAGAACTCCTCCCCGAGACCAACCGGATGATCACGACGCATCGGCTAGAAGAGCACCTGACCTTTCGGCGCCATGTCGGGTTCGTGATGCGGCAAGGCCCGTGTCTCGGCGAGCCGGTTCCCTGGCCCTCGGCGGAAGTGACCGCGGCCGAGTATCCGATGCCGCCGCTGCCAGTGAAAGGCGCGTACCGCACATGGCGCCGCGATGACCTGACGCGGAAGCCGCCGAAGCCGCCGAAACCGACGCGGCGGGATCGCATCGAGGCGCGGCTCAAAGCGGCGTGGTTCGCGTTGCCGCATCAGAGCCTGGGCTACGAAGACCGCGGCCAACTGCGGCAGTGCGTGGTGTGCGGGCAGTTCTTTGAAGGCGGCTCCGGCGCGGTCTGTGCGGTGCGAACCGCCGAGGCGAAAGCGAGGCAGCGATGAGGTTTCTTCGGCGCCTAATCATGCGCTATCGCTGGTACCGAATTCGGCGCCTGACCTATTCTCGCCTCGCCATTTTGAGACTACTTGGGATTAAGTGAGACTAAGTAATGGCGGGAGTCCTAGTAGTGAGCAAAAGTGAGCGCAAGTGGCGCGGTTCTGCGTGCGTTCCCTTTATCTAATTAGCTAGATCTGTACGTACGTACGTACGTACGTACTGTACTTAGTTAGTACCTTCTGTATATGTTTCTTGGAGAGGCGTGTGTGGTGGTTTGTGTGGTCTTTTACGTGACACGACAAAGAGGCGCGTGTTTTTCCCATTAAGGGAAAACACACGCGCCCATCCTCGCGCATAGATCGGTCCACTGATCTCTATATGAGGTACAGGCGATGAAACTCGCAGCGGCGATCACGACGGCGATCACGGCGTGGCACCGCGGGACCGTCGCGGGGGCGACCCGCGAAGAACGCGAATACGCGCTCGAAGAAACGCTGCGGGACGTGTGGCCGTACGAGCGCGAATGGCACTACCTGTGCTCGGCGTGCCGCGATACCGGGCTCGTGGATCAGGTCTGCGAGCCGGGATCGCGCTGCAACGGACGCTCGACCACGGGGCAGACGCGATTCTGCGCCGAGCATCCGGCGTATACGCACACCTACGGGACGCCCTGCGCCTGTGCGCTCGGCGCCCGCTTCCGGCCACGCGCCACGCCCGCGGCGGCGCCGCGCACCCGGCCCGGACGGCCTTGATGGGGGGCTAGATTGACGAGGGAGGTTGTCCGATGCGCGTAGGAGCGGTTGTCAGCCTCGAATTCGACACGGCCCCGGTCTTGACCTACCGCGGCGAGATAGACGTCGCAAACGCTCGCCTCGGCGCTCGGCGAGCGCTGGAGGCGGCCATTAAGGCGTATCCGAACCGTTCATGGCGATCTGTGGTGATTGTGCTTGAGAAGCGCGACGACGAGACCTCGTAGATCGAAGTACCACGCGATCCGCACGGTCGTGGACGGGATCGCGTTTCACAGCAAGCGGGAGGCGCATCGCTGGATCGAACTATCCCTGTTGGCCAAGACGGCGCAGATCCGGCATCTCCGGCGGCAAGTGCCGTATCCGCTCCATGTCCAGGCGGTCAGGCTTGGCCAGTACCTGGCGGATTTCGTCTACGAGCAGCCAAGCGGCGCCGCCTGGGTCGAACGGGTCGAGGACGTCAAGGGGATGGATACGCCGCTGGGGAAGTGGAAACGGAAGCACCTGTTGGCCGAATACGGCATTGACGTCGTGATTGTGAGGTAACGCCAATGGCGCTGAAACCGAAACCGGAGATCCCGGACGATCCGCTCGATGCCCTCGCGGGCGTGGGCATCGACCACGGCGAGGTGATGGGGCTCACCAGCGCCGAGGTCAACGATCTCGTGGACCGGGCGCGGCTCACGGGAACGTTGCTCCTCGCGGTCTATCTCTGCGACGAAGGGATCGCGATTCAGTCGTTTATGCCGCCGTCCGACCAGATGGCGCAAGTGCTCGACATGGCCGCCGCGCATTACCGGACGGCGATGGCCGAATACCGGCGTCGGCAACCCCCGCCCCACTGACCCCGGCTTGCGTCTGTCCTGGACCGGTCCTAGAGTCGTTTGGCCAAGTGCGAGGATTGAATATGAGCGACGATCGCGACCGTCCCCTGGGGTCACCACAGTGAGGCGCCCGCGTGATGCCTACGCCACGCCCGCGTGGCAAGCCTGGGCGCTCTTGGCCAACCAGCCCGATCTCGGGGGACTCATCCTGGAGCCGTGTGTCGGCGCTGGAGCCCTCGCCCGCGTCCTGATGGCCGGTTGTCCGGGACGTGTCCTCACGAACGATGTCGACCCCGGCTACCATGCCCGCTACGGCTACGACGCCACGAACCCGCGGCTCTATGACCAGATCGAGCAGGACGAAGGCCGCGCCGTGGACTGGATCGTGACCAACCCGCCGTACCGGATGCCGGTCTGCCGCGATCTCGTCGCGCTCGCGATCGAGCGCGCGCGCATCGGCGTGGCCATGCTGCTCCGGCTCTCGTTCCTGGAACCGACCGCGCGGCGCTTTCCGAGAGGCGTGCTCCTGACCGCGCACCCGCCGTCGCGGCTTTTGGTTTTGCCCCGAAACTCGTACCTGGAGAACGGCCATTCCGACGTCGTCACCACCGCGTGGTTCCTCTGGTGTCGCCCCGAGGCCGTCGCGGGCCTGCCGCCGATTCAGTCGTTGCATTTGGCGCACCGCACACCCGCGCGCCCCGTGGTGGCCGCGTGATGGCCGCTGATGCTCGCGCCCGTGTCATGGCGGACGCCTATCGTGACTGGCTCCTGATGCCGCGCGATAGTTGGACCGATGACTGCCTGCGCTTTCATGGCCGCCTCCTGACCGGGCGTTTCCGGCATTGGTGTGGCGAGTGGGATGACTTGCCGGTCGATGAGACCTGCCACGAATGGCCGTGCGGCTGCGTGGCGATGCTGGGACGGGGCCGCCGCTGATGAACCGGCGCGGCTTCCTCGGCCGTCTCGCGGCGAGCTTTGGCGCGCTGGCGCTCGCGCCCCGGGACGTGCTCTGGGCACCGATCCCGGAGGCGCCCGCGGTCGTCACGCCGGAGGCGGTGACCGGCCTCTCCCAGATCACGGTCGCGATGCTCAACGAGATCCAGCAGATTCTTGGCGTCTCCGTCCCGTACCAGTTTGATGAACCCTCAAAGCTTGGCACGACGATTCGAGGACGTGGCCACCAGACCCACACGCTGAACTACCAATACTCAGGGACGGTGACGTTGCCAGAACTGATTGGCCAGTACGGGCTCGATATCGAGCGCTACCTGAAACCGATTGCGTGGCAGTTGGCCGAACAGATGCGCGGCGTCACCGCAGGCGGGAAACTTGATCTGCCGCGCGCGGCGCCCGCGGATGCTTACGTCGTCTCGGACGCCGAGACTGGGCTCTCGCTCCGCGCCACCCTCGCCTATGACGCGGGCCATGACGCGCGCCTATTACGGTTCGATACCCTGATTGCGAAGTCGCGATGAAACTCGAACCCTGGATCCTTCCCGCGTATGAAGTCCTGCGCGCCGCGGGCAAGCCGCAGTACTACCTGCTGCTCTCCGAGGACGAAGTCCTGGCGCTCAGCTTCGGCGTGGTGCTCTCCCGGACGTGTGTGCAGGCGCGGCATGCCCTTGATACGCTCGACACCGAGTGCGCCCGCCATGCGCGGGCGCGCTCGCGGACACACGTTCGGGAGACGTCACGGCGTGCCCGGATAGCGGTAGATGTGCAAGCCGCCGCACGCCGAGAGGCGCCAATAGAGACGGACCCCGACGTTCCGGTTCAACGCGGCGACGACTAGCTCGTTGCCGCTCCAGCCGCCGGTCGCGAAGCGGACGTAGCGATTCTGCGCGGCCTCGGGATCGGCCACGATCCCGGCCTCGGCCTCGCGCAATAGCTCGCTCGCGAAGTCTGGCCAATGCCACGCGGCGCGGGCCAAGTCGAGCGCCGCGGCCGGGTCGAGTGTGGCAATGGCCTGCAGCGTCTCCTCGCTCGGATAGCCGTCGGCGTCGAAGGTCGGCTCGGTCACCGGGTGGTCGTTCCCGGTTTCGTGGGGACGTCGCCCAGTCGGACGTGCAGGTCTGGCCCGCGCTCGCGAATCGCGGCGGCGATGTCGGCGAGCGCGGGCGTCAAGGCATGAGGCTTCGGCTCGCGCCGGTCGCGTCGTTCTCGCAGGAAGCCACGTACCGCCAGCGTGATGTTAATGACGCTCAGGCACGCGGCGAGCAGCGCGGCGGTTACTGGAACCATTGCCACGCCAAGGTCACGAACAACGCGATTGAGAGCAGCGCCGCGATGGCCGTCCAGACCACCTCGGCTGTCGAGGACGTGTGTGTCATGGATACCAGTATATCGAAAGGTAGCCGGTCGAGGCGGCGCGTGAGTCACCCGTCCTGATCGTCCTGATCCGATCGTCCTGATCGTGGCGCGTCCACGAGCCGACGGACGAGCGCCCGCCAGTCCGCGGCGCGGGGATGCCCCGTGACGCGGGTCTCTTCGATGACGCGCTGGTTGACCCGGACGATGACGTGGTAGTTCGCGGCGTCGTCCGTGCCGGTCGCGTCATTCTGAAAGGTGATGAGTAACGCCATGGTCCCGTCCTGATCGGCTCAGGGACGTGTTCTCGACGCCGCGTCCTGATCGGGGCGTCCTGATCGGCGCGGCCGGGGTTTCTTGGCGTTGGCTCGGGCGGCGCGTGTCTTGGCTTCGCTCTTGACCCGGCCGCCGAGGCGCCCCAGCGCGACGGCGGCGCGGTTCTTCGGGGGGATCATGTGGATGGCCCGCCTTTCTCCATCAGGAGCTTCTTCAGTTCTTCGACGCTCTCGCGCAAGTCGGCCACGCTCGTCTGTAGCGCGTCCTCTCGCTGCTCGACTCGTTCGAGCGTGGCGAGAAACAGCGCCACACATTTCGCGTGATTGGCAAACGCGCTCGTGAGCGATTCTTGGAAACGTGTGTCGGTATCAATGAACAGTTCGCGATTGGCGTCGTAGTCGCTCATGTGCTCTCTTTCTCATGATGAGTATAGCAGACGAAGCGCTTGGCTGATGTCAAGTGACAGTGACGTGTCCTGATCCGGAGGCGTGGAAGATGTCCATCCTGATCCTCTGCCGCCGTCCTGATCCGCCGCTCCGGGACGTGTGCCGGAGACTCCGTCCTGATCGTCCTGATCGTCCTGATCCGACCGTCCTGATCGGGTGCCATCCTGATCGTCGTCCTGATCGTCCTGATCCCGCGATCTGTGGCACGCGGCGCGCGTACCGCCTTGGCTGCCGCTGTGTCGCGTGCCGATCGGCCAGCGCTCGCACACGACAGGCGCAGCGGACCCGACAGGCGCATGGTACGCGGTCGCTCGACACTCGGATCGATCGCGCGGAAGCGTTTGCGCTCTGGCGCCAGCTACGCCGGGAGTTACCAGGACGGATCATCGGGTTCAGGTTGCGGCGGCGCAGTCAGCATGTCACGCAGCGTACGTTGCTCAAGCTGCGCCGCCTGACTCGGTTGTACCTCTCCCCAGCCTTAGATGTCGGTTGCAGGCAAGCTGGCGATACAGACTCGGATCATGTGATCGGGAAACGTACCTAATTCGCCAATCGAGCGGACCGCTGCCGGAATATAAATCGGGGGTGGATCCAAGAGCACACCCCCGCGCCATGGTCGACCGTGACTTGGATCTTTTCCGGCGTACACCAGGGTACGGCCGTCTCGATGCATCCTGACATTGAGCCAGTAGGTGATATCACCGATCCGATCGTGGGTGTGTGCGACCACGGGCCAGTCTGCTTCCAGGATGCGGACCGCTCTATCGGTGAGTGTGATCATACGTGTGAGACGTGTAGGCATACGTGTTCCTGAGAGCAAGCAAAAACCGCGTGTACGTGAAGACTGGCCAGTCTTCATAGACTGGCCAGTCTTTCCAGGTTCGTTCGTGAGTTACTCGCGCGTCCAGTCTTGCGGCAGAAATCCCCCGCGCGTGATCCATTCATCGAGCGCAAGCACTAGCTCGGCCAGTCGTTCTGCGTCTTGTAAATCCGTTTCGGCATGCTGGGAAAAGAGAATGTTTTGCGCGATCGTTCGCTGCTCTTTGAGATTGGCGTTAGGGTCCATGGTGTGTTGTGCCTTTCGTGTGTCGTGTGTGGGAAAGGGAAGGATGGCTAGTCCGGGATTGGACTAGCCATCCTTCCAGGTGTGCGTTACTCGTCTATCCTGACTGTTTCGCCGAATGATCCGATATTCTCCGTCGTGCAGGTCCACAGCACGGGATACTCGGGTTCCGTGTCGGGTTCGCGTCCGTCAAGGTCAGTCAGGTAGATGAGCGCAACCGGCGTTTCGCCGGACTGCTCGATATGCTCGAAGACGGGCCTGAAATCGGTACCGCCACCGCCGCACGGCGTGAGTGTCACGATATCGCCACGGTCGAAAGAATCGACCCGATGGACTTCGGTATCACAGTAGAGAACGTCGATTGTCGTCGGCTGGACTTCGTCAGCAATGGCTTGGATTTCAGCGGAGAATTGTGCGAGTAGGACATCGTCCACACTCCCGGAGGTATCGACCGCGATCGCCAGCTTGCCGATCGTCTGGCTATGCAGGGAAGGCAGATACAAGCCAGCCGACAGATAGCGGACGGACGGACGCGTCCACGTGTAATCCGCCTTGCACGCTTCGGAGAGAAAGCGCCGGAGGATCGATCGCCAGTCCACGCGCGCGCGTGTAATGGTGTCGACTAAACGATCAAGACCCGTGGTACTCGTTCCGGCCATGTTCGCGGCTTGCTCCGCTTGAATCGTCGCTTGCTGCCATTCCGCCGGAGACATCTGATCGCCTGACTCAGCAGATTCCGCGGGCGCATCCATGACACCGCCGAATGGATCACTCATTCCAGGTGCAGGCGTACCGTCGCCGTTGTTCTCTCCGTCTCCGTCTCCGTCTCCAGGAGCATTCTGGCTCTCGTCTGACTCTCCGTTTTCGTTCTCGTCGTTCTCGTCGTTCTGCTCTTCGTCCTGCGGTCGATCGGCCGGAAGTCTAGAGAAAAACCATTCGGCTGATTTCCCTTTGTCGGCTGCCTCACACTGCAGGATGCCGCTCGGAAGGCTGAAGCCAGAGCGGATTAACTCGTCGTTAATCGCGTAGTCGGCCGCGATATTCCATTTCCGACCGTCACGTCCTTCTCTTCGCCATGGATGGCCTAAGGCGCAATGTAAGACTTCGTGGGCTAGCAACCCTTTCAGGACGTCGTGTGAAAGGGTTGCCGTGAAGGTTGGGTTGTAAAAGAGATGCGTTCCGTCGGTTGCGGCTGTGTCCAGGTCACGACGTTCGACAATCCGGAGATTCAAAGCCAGCACGCCGAAAAACGGATGGTCTAAGACCAAACCGCTCCGTGCGGCAATGATGCGGTTGTACTGCTCCGTGTTCGTGGGAGTCTTGATCATGATTAGACTCCCTGCGGCATGAACGCGGACATTTTGTCGAGGATGTCTTGAGCCGCACGCGCGGTCGTAGCACGCGCGTGCTGTGACGTCTTCAGATCATCGGATTCGAGAGTGGCGAGTGTTCGCGACACTTCCGATCGCATGCTTTCCAACCCTGAGTCGTTCGTGACATTCAACCGTGTGAGTGCGTCGCAGACTTCCCGGACATTGCCAAGCAAGGTGCTGTGAAATCTGGCCCGCGTACCATCGGGTACGGCTGCCGTTTCGATCATGCGATCACGAAGCGCGACGATCACAGACTGCAGCCGCGTCCACGCATCCTGTACGGCAATGGCCGTTGCCCGTTCGACCCGTGAGGCGATCGACGCTTCAATCGACTGGACTTGATCGGCCGCAAGGTCAGCGCGGATATCGCCGGTTGCGGGAATCGGCGTGTATTCGACCTTGAGCGAAAATTTTCCCGCGATCGCATCAACCGAGGGATAGTCGCTCTCCCGGTACAATCCGTTGAGTCTGTGGCGCGCCAGATCACGCAATCTGGGGTAGTCGAACACGAACGCCGAAACCGCGTTATCAAGGGCTGACTGCCGCTGACGGTACCACGCCGTGTACGTCTGGTACTCCGCCGTGGGCAGCAAACGCCAGCCTTCGTCACTCCACGCCAAGGTGGACGCGTAGTGCTCTCTCCGGATTTCGCGTGCGAGTGTCAAGAGCGCTTCGTACGAGCTATCCTTGCCGGTGATCAGCCGTTTGTTGTACCGGCCCGCGTCATTGCTGGCCCCATGCGCGGTGTGGACTTCCGAGGTTGCGACCTTGTCAAATTTCGTCGCTTGCCACGTCGAAATCCCGAGACTGACCAAGAGTGCCCGTGTGTGAATTCGTGTGTCTGTCTGCATTGTTCTGTGCCTTTCGTGTGTGAATGTCTAACCCGGAATCAAGGATACCATGATAACCAGATAGGCTGTCAAGGGAATACGTACAGGAAACGAGCGGAGCGGAAAATAAATTCCGCTCCGCTCGTTTTTTGCGTTGAGCGCGTTAGCGGGCTTCGCCGTTCATCAGCTGGCCGACTTTCCCAGTCTGCAGCCTGACTGACGCTTCGGTGTGCTGCGTCTCCGGATTCCGGCGCCAGCAATCGCGTACCAAAAGCACCGAAAATTCACCATGTGCGTCGATTGCAAGCCTCGTCGCAAATTGTCCGATCCGATCGAAATTGCCGGGTGTCGCACGGTACGCCAAGCCAGCACAGAGCGCGTACAGGGAGCCGGGGTTGTCCGGGTACGCCGTTCGCGTCGGATCAGCCAAGAGCGCATCAATACTCGGCAATTCGCGGTACATCCGGCGAAACGCCAAGAGCGCGGTTGCGTCTGACTGCCCAACGGCGCCGGAGAGTACCTCCGGCAGCATGCTTTCCGGCAGATCCATGCTCAGGAGCTTGGACGCATGTGCCCATGTTCTTGGTGAAGGTGAATTCGTCAGATCAGCGGACGGAGCGAACGCGCTCAGCCGATCGGGATGGAAGCGCAAATAGGCGATGATTTCGGGCGCCACGCTATTGTCCAACGCCCACAAGCACCACTCGTTCATATCGGCGACAAGCTCAACGATCGTCAGAAAGCGCGATTTCACGGGTTCGAGTACGCCGCTAACCCCCGCGCGATCGGTCCGCCTATTCGTGGCAGCAATCATCGTCACGCAATCGGGGAGCGCGTGGCCATTCACTCGACGGGCCAACAGTAGCTGCATGTGCGCCGCCTGTACGGCCGGAGACGCTTGGCCGAGATCATCCAAAAACCACAAGGTGTCGCGCGTCGCCTTGATGGCTTGTGCCAGTTCGCCAAACGGAACAAACGTTGCGGAACTGCCTTCCAATTTCGGAAAGCCTTTGACGTCGGTGGGATCACTGACCGCGGGGTGCGAGAGAATCAGGTCGGCTCCAGCATCGGCCGCGGCCTTCGTGGCAATGTCGGTTTTCCCGATGCCCGGCGCGCCCGAAATCAGGATCGGTTCACGCTTCCGAATTGCGGCCGCGAGTAAAATTCTCAGTTCTGACGGTTTCATGGTTCTGTGCCTTTCGTGTGTCGAACGTGTTTTACAGGGTGTCGATGATACGGACGTGGTACTCCGGGTTCGCGGTTTGGAGCGCAACGCGGACCCGTTCTGGGTCCGCGATTGCGCGAAACGCCGCCGGAATCTCGTACGTCTCGAAGAGATCGAAAATGCGCGCGGCTTCGGGCGTATGGCGGTAGTCCACGATATAGCCTTCAGAGCGCCGGTAGACGGGCAGAACGGGCAAGGTCGGATTCATCGGTGCGTGTGCCTTTCGTGTGTGTGAGTGCCGGTTACCGGCCTGCATAGGCGTAGCAGACGCCTAGCAGGCCGGAGACGAACCAAACGCTGCAAAGGATGATCATGGTGGCTACTCCGTGACGCGCTTCGCCGTGACGCGTTTCCCGCCTGCGAGCCATTCCCAGCAATTGCCGCTTGCGTCTCGCTTTACCTTGCCGCGCATCGCGGTCGGCTCGCTGACTACTTCATATCTGAGCCATTCCGCCTTGGTGATAATCGTTGCTTTCATGTCCATGTCCCTTTCGTGAATGAATGCCGCAAGACAAGGATAGCATGGTAGCCAAGATAGTCAATAGGAAAATGCGTCTCACAGAAAAATATTTTCGTGGCACTCTCTAGCACATGTCCGCACCGCTCCTGAACGGACCGCGCGTACGCCCGAACGGTCTCACGTTCCGGCAAGAGCGCTTCATTGCTGAGTACGCGATCGATGGACACGCGACCCGAGCCGCTATTCGTGCAGGCTATCGGCCGACGAACGCGTCCGATTGTGCCAGTAACCTGCTCAGACTCCCCAAAATCCAACAGGCGATCGAAGTACACAAAGCGCAGCAATTCCGGCGCGCCGATCTGACCGCGGCCCGTATCCTCGAAGAATTGCGCCGTGTGGCGACGTTTGACCCGCGTTCGTGCTTTACCGAAACGGGCAATTTGAAGCCGATTCATGAATTAACAGGGGAGCAGGCAAGCTCCATAGCAGCCGTAGACGTCGTTAAGCGCAACCTGACGTCTGGCGATGGAAGTATCGATACCGTCTACAGGATTAAGTTCTGGGATAAATTGAGAGCGTTAGAGTTGCTGGCGAAGCATTTCGGCCTACTCGTAGAGAGGCTAGAGGCTCACGGAACCATTCACATTACGTGGGGCGAGAGCGAAAGTGTCCAACCCGTGACGGTCGACGTAACCCCGAGCATAAATCCCCAATGAATCACTCTGAGTCTGATACTCCATATTATGTAAACCTGTAAGTGATTGATTCTTTGCGGCTTAGCCTCTTTCCGCTCACAGACACGTACCGGTAAATGCCGTTTCCGGGCACGCGTCCTAGAAATCGGCCGATCGAAAACCACCCATCGCCGTCGCCGCGCCGCTGCATGTGGCCTTAGTAGGCCATCCTCAGTTTCTCGTCTGTGTGTTCTCTTAGGCCAATAGCCTCACCTTACTGCTCACTTTCTTCTAGGCCAATAGAACCTACTTCTTTCTCTCTCGCGCGGATACGCTTGGGGCTTCTCCGCGCGAGAGACGGCAGCAGTGCGTCTGGACGTCTAGCTGGACGTCTGGCTGGACGTCTTGTTGTTGAGTGAGTGAGCGGGTTTTCGTGTCTTTCTCTGCTCTTTTTTCCTTGGCCAAGGACTCTAAGTCCTAGGCCAAGGAAGAACGGACAGATCGCGAGAAGAACCGTTTGTTGAGAACGGTTCTTCTCGCTTCAAGAGACGGCTCTTTGCTTGGCCAAGAGCGGATGGATAGGGTGGAAGCCGCGTGCCCGCCACGCTCCAGATTGCGATTCCGTATGCGCCCCGGCGGTGGGCGCGGCCCCTGCACGCGTCCACGAAGCGGTGGGCGGTGCTGGTGCTGCATCGCCGCGCCGGGAAGACGACGGCGGTCATCAATCACCACCAGCGCGCCGCCATGGATGACGCCTGGGAGCTACGCCGCCTGCAGGCACTCCTCCCGGACAAGGACGAGCGCTATCTTCGGCCGCTCCTGCATCGCCGCGTCTACTGGCACGTCATGCCGACGCTCAAGCAGGCCAAGGAGGTCGCCTGGGATCTGCTCAAGGAGATGGCCCGGCCGATTCCCGGCATCAAGGTCAACAACTCGGAACTGACCGTCACGTATCCCAACGGCAACAAGCTGAAGCTCGTCGGCGCCGATGATCCGGACGCCCTGCGCGGCCCGGCCCTCTCCGGGCTGAGTTTGGACGAGTATTCCCAGATCCCGGCCGCGACCTTCGGCGAGGTGCTCAGCAAAAGCCTCGGCGATCACCTCGGCTACGCCATCTTTGCCGGAACCATCAAGGGCAAAGACCAGTTGTACGACACCTACACCAAGGCGCAGGACAACCCGCAGTGGTACGCCGTCTGGCAGGACATCGACACGTCGCTCGCGACCGAGCACGGGCCAACGATTGCCGCGCTCAGCCGCGCCATGGAGGACGACCGCAGCCTCGTCCTTCAGGGCGTCATGACCCAGGCCGAATACGACCAGGAGTGGTACCTCTCGGTCGATGCCGCCATCAAGGGCGCCATCTACGGGGCGGAACTGCAGGAGGCGCGCAAGGCCGGGCGCATCACCCGCGTCCCCTATGAGCCGGCGCTCCCGGTCGATACCGATTGGGATCTCGGCATGGATGACGCGACCGCGATCTGGTTTTCGCAATCGCTCAAATCGGGCGAGATTCGCCTCATCGACTACTACGAGACCTCGGGCGAAGGCCTCCCGGCCATCGCCCGGGTGCTCCACGGCAAGGGCTACACCTACGGCACCCATTGGGGGCCGCACGATCTGGCCGTGCGGGAACTCGGCACCGGCAAATCGCGGCTCGATACGGCGCAGGCGCTCGGGCTGCGCTTCTCGGTCACCCCCCGCATGCACGGCGTCAAGGGCTACGAGGTCGAGGAAGGCATCCGCGCGGGCCGGATGCTCCTCGCCGCCTGCTGGTTCGACGCCGAGCGCTGCGACAAAGGCTTAGAAGCGCTCCGGCACTACCGCCGCACCTACAACACGCGGCTTCAGGAATTCACCGCCACCCCGGTCCATGACTGGGCCAGTCACGGCGCCGACGCCTTTCGTGGCCTCGCCGTCAGGTACGAACGCCCGGTCGATCGCAAACGCGTCCAGGCGCCCGCGCTCGCCCGTGATCTCGGCTGGATGGGCACATGAGTGAGGGGCGCGGGCGACAAAAAGTGAGTGGCAAAGCGGGCAGTCAGACTGCGGCGCCCGATGCGCGTGTGGAACAAGCCCTGGAGCGCTTCAAGCTCGCGGTCGAGGCCGAAACCAAGCAACGCGAGCGCGAAATCGAGGATCTGCGCTTTCAAGTGCCCGAATACCAGTGGCCGCAGCCGGTCAAGGACGCCCGCGCCGCGCAAACGCTCGCGGGCGTCACGCTCCCCGAGCGGCCGATGCTCGCCATCCCGCAACTCGATCAACCCATTCAGCTGATTCTCAACCAGGAACGCGCCGCGCACTTGGGCGTCCAGGTCCATCCGCTGAATGAAGACGCTGACGACGACACCGCCGAAGTCCTCCAGGGCTTGTACCGGCGCATCGAAGTCGATAGCCGGGCGCATCTGGCGCGCTCGTGGGCGTTTCACCGGGCCGTGCTCTGCGGCCGGGGCGGCTATCAAATTCTCACCGAGTACGACCCCGGCGGCGGCCATCCTTCCGACCAGCGCATCGTCATCAAACGCATCCTCCAGCAGGCGGCGCTCTATGTCGATCCGTTCGCGCAGGAACCCGATTGGGCCGATGCCGAGTGGGCGATGGTGGTCGCCGACATCCCCTACGCCCGCTACAAGCGCCTCTACGGCGACAGCGAACTCGCCTCGTGCGATGACCAATCCCTGACCGCGATCGGTACCGAGCAACCGGGCTGGGTCAATGGCGAGCGCGAAGCGCGCACCGTCCGCATCGCCGATTACTACTACCTCGAATACGGCGACGGCGCCGATCTCACCTGGGACGACGAAGACGGCAAACGACAGTCACGGCCGAACCAGCAACCATCCGTCTGCTGGCTGAAGATCAACGCCGTCGAAGTCCTCGAAGAAATCGACTGGATGGGCCACTACCTGCCGGTGGTCCCGGTCCTCGGCCGCGAGTTGCAACCCTTCGACGGCGAGCGGCGCTTCTTCGGCGTCGTGCGCCCGAACATGGACGCGCAGCGGCTCTATAACTACGCCGCCAGCGGCGCGGTCGAGATGGCGGCGCTCGAAACCAAGGCCAGCCACGCCGTCGACCCCGAAGCCATCGAAGGCTACGAAACGTGGTGGCAACAGAAGAATATCCGCAACTTCCCGTATCTGCCCTACCGGCACTTCTCCCACGGCCGCGAACTCGGCCCGCCGATGCCGCTCCAGGCCGACATGTCGAAGGTGCAGATGAATCTCGTGCTCCTGCAGCAGGCGCGCGAATTCATCCATGCCGGGACCGGCGCCTATGAGCCAACCCTCGGCCAGGAAAGCACGCGGGCAAAAAGCGGGCGCGCGATTCTCTCGCTGCAGCAGCAACACGACGAAGGCAACAGTAACTGGCTCGATAACCTCGCCCAGGTGAGCCTTGTCCGCGAAGCCACGATCATTCTCGATCTCATTCCCGCGATCTACGACCGGCCGGGGCGGGTCGAGCGCATCCTCGACATGGAAGACCAGCCGCGCCCGGTCATGCTCAACGCGCCGCACGTCGTCGCCCCGCCTCGTCCCGGCCAGAAGTACGGCCGCCCGCTCCCGTCTGGGCGGGGCGCGCCCGCCGGGCTCCCGCCCGGCGCGGCGAGCCCCGCGCCTGTCCCGCTCCCGATGGCGCCGCCCGGCATGCCGCCTGGGATGGGCCAACCGCCGGGGATGCCACCGGGCATGCCGCCGCAAGGCATGCCGTCGTCGCAGGCGCCGGAGGCGGTCAAGCACTACGACCTGAGCAAAGGCAAGTACGGCGTCACCGTCAGTGTCGGCCAAGCCTACAAGTCGCGCGTCGAGCAGGGGCACGACCAACTCGGGCAACTCTTCCAGGCCGAGCCGAGCCTCTTCCAGATTCTCGGGGACATCTACCTCAAATTCTCCGATTTCCCCGGCCACATGGAAGCCGCCGATCGCGTCAAGAAGATGCTGCCGCCGCAACTGCAGCAGGCCGATCAGGATCCGGCCGCCGCCGCCGCGAACCTGCCGAAACTCCAGGCCGAAAACGAGCAACTCAAGCAGGCGCTCGCGCAGGCGTCACAGGCGCTCGAACACAAACTGGCCGAAACCAAGATGCGCGTCACGAGCGATCTCGAAATCGCCAAGATGGAGAACGCGACCAAGATCGCCGTCGCCCGCATCCAGGCGGCGAAGGGCACGTTGGACGAAGCGCGCGAAGACCAGGAAGAGCGGATCGCGCTCGCCCAACAACAGGCGTTCGACGCGCAGCAGGCGCAGGCCGACCGGCAGCACGAGATGGCGATGGGCCAAGCCGGGCACGTCCAGGCGCTGCAGCAAGCCGACGTCGCGCACGCGCAGGCGCTCCAACAGGGCGCCTTCCAGGCGGCGACCCGCCCGGTCGAACTCCCCGAAGCCTCCCCCGAAGGTCCGCCGCCGCCCGAGGCGATGGGCCAAGGCGTGACAGGGTAGGTCACGCCCATGACGCGCGGCCTCGTGCTCTGGTGGACGGCCGTCGCGGGCGCCGGGCTCTTTCTCTGGTGGGCGTACCGCCGCCGCTAAATCGTATGGGCTCCCATGTAATTGCGTTGGCGTGAACATCTTTGGCAGAGTGACGGAGTTTCCTATGCCGTCTGTCTCAAAGGCCCAGCAGCGCCTCATGGCCGCCGCCGAACATGGCGCCACCTTCCCGAAAGCCGCCGCTCTGCGCGCCACGATGACGCGGCAGCAACTCCACGACTTCGCCGCGGGACCGATGGCCAACAAACCCGCCCGGGCGCCCGGGGACCATCCCCATCGCAACCTTGGCCCCTACCTGCATCCCAAGAAGCGCTAACGCGGGGCCATGAGCGAGTACCAAACCTTCGAGCACGATGGGTTGATTGTCGAGAGCAACCGCGCTTCGCGCGACGAGCTGCGCGCCAGCTTCGGCCTCGACCCGGAGGGAGAGACGCCGCCCGAGGCACCCCCCCTGACTCCGGCAGGCGCCGCTCCGGCCGCGGACGAGGCCGTCCCCCCGCCTGCCGAGCCCGGCGAGGAAGACACCCCCGCGGCGCGAGACGCGCACGGGCGCTTTGCCCCGAAGAAAGACGTCCCGGCGCGCAATCCCGAAAAGCGCATCGATCAGGCGATCGCCCGCCAGCGCACCGCCGAAGAAGCGCGCGATGCCGCGATGCGCGAGCGCGACGAAATTCGCGCCCGCCTCGCCGCCTTGGAAACGCGCGTGGCGCCGCCGCCGCAGGCGCAGGCGCCCGCGCCGCCTCGGCCGCCAGACGACGCGTTTCCCGACTACGAGGCGTGGGCCGGGCAGCAACTGAGTCAGCGGGCGCCGAGTAGCTACGAGGCGTATCTCGACGCCCGCCAGGACTGGCGCGCCGAGGTCCACGCGCAGCGGCAGGCCGCCGCCTCGACCGAGCAGCAACGGCTCACCGCGCACGCGCAGCGCATCGCCCAGGCCAAGCAGCAGATCCCGAACTTCGATCAGTTGGTGCGCGCCGACTTGCCGGTCACGGCCGATGTCCGCGATGCCATTGTCGAGTCGCCCGTCTCGCCGCTCCTCATCCTGCACTTCTCGCAACACCCCGACGACCTTCAGCGCTATGCCCGGCTGACCGCTGCTCAAACGCATCGGGAAATTGGGCGTCTCGAATCGTGGTTGATGGCTGGAGCGCAGCGGAACGGATCCGCGCCCGGCACAGCGTCAGCCGTGGTCCCTAGTGCCGCGAAACCGCCGGGCAAGCCGGTCGGCAGTTCCGCGCCTTCACCCGACCCCACGGCGGTCACCGACGACATGCCTGTCGATGAATGGATCGCGCGCATGAACGAACGAGACCGCAAGGCAGGCCGGAGGTGAACCACGGATGGCCAATCAACTGGCGAACTCAATCTGGGTGACGAAAGAAACCGCCCGCTTCTATGTCAACGATCTGACGGCGCTCGAACACGTCAATCGCACCTACGACGATCAGTACGAACAAGCCGGGGCCAAAGTCGGGAACACGGTCAATGCCCGCCTGCCGCAGCGCTTCATGGTCACCGATGGCCAGGCGCTACAGATGCAGTCGATCCTCGATCAGACCGTCCCGATCACGCTGACGAATCAGAAAAACGTCGCCTTCGGGTACTCGTCCCAGCAAGCGACGACCGAACTCGATCTGATCCGGCAGCGCTACGTGGCGCCCGGCGCCGAAGCCCTCGCCAACGCGAGTGAGGTGCTGTTCTTCAATGCCGTCTATCGCGACGTCTGGGCCGCGGTCGGCACCCCCGGGGTCACCCCGAACACGATCCAAACCTATCTCGCGGCAGGCACCAAGCTCACCGATCTGGCGGCGCCGCTCGCGGGGCGCGTGGCCATCCTCGATCCGCTCGCCATGCAGACGATCGCAGGCGCCGCCTCGGTCATGTTCAACCCGAGCGGGGTGCAGTCGGAGAACTACAAGGAAGGGCAGTTCGCGGGACAGCAACTCGGCGTCTCCGGCTGGTACCAGGATCCGAACCGGCCGGTCCACACGACCGGCAGTTTCACCGCCTCGACGCCGATCGTCAGCGGCGCGGGGCAGACCGGCTCGACCCTCTCGACCACCGGTTGGGCCAGTGGCGCGACCTCGCTCAAGAAAGGGGACGTCTTCACGATTGCCGGGGTCAATGCCGTCAACGCGCTCTCGTATCAGACCACCGGCCGCCTGCAGCAGTTCACGCTGACGCAAGACGCCGTCGACGCGACCGGCGCCATCGCGGCGCTGGCGTTCGCGCCGCCCATCATCACCTCGGGGCAGTTGCAGACGGTCGACGCGGCGCCCGCGGCCAACGCCGCGATTACCGTCTGGTCGGCCAACCCGGTCGGCGGGACGCTCGCGGCGACCCTCTCGCCGCAGTCCTTCGTCTGGCACCCGGACGCGTTCGCGTTCGTCATGGCCGACTTGGCGAAGCCGAACGGCGGCGCCGCGTCGGAGTTTGTCCGCAGCAAGGCGCTCGGTTTCTCCATCCGCATGGTCGAGCAGTACCAGATCACGAGCGACCAGAACCCGTCACGGCTCGACATCTTGATCGGCGCCGCGTCCGTCCAGCCCCGGCTGGCCTGCCGCGTCGTCGGCTAACCGGAAGGGAGACGCGTGATGGCACTCACGGCTACTACGGCGACCTCGGCGATCGGCGTCAATGACATCTCGATCGTCGTCGCCTCGGCGACCGGATTCACGCCGGGCGCGATCGTGCGGATCGATCAGGAAGTCCTCACCGTCGGGCGGTCGTATCCGTCCGGGAATCTCACCGTGCCGGTCCATCGCGGCCAGGACGGCACCGCGACGGCGGCGCATCCGTCGGGCGCCAAGGTCTTGGTCGAGACCGTCGCCGATCTCAACGTCGGCGGCGCCGGGCCGCTGCCGCAGACGACGACGCAGTTCCCGGCCGTGCGCGGGCGCGCCATTAAGAGCTACTCGGCGAGCGGGGCGATTACGTTGCCGACGCCGGGCAGCGACATGGTGGCGTTCCTCAACGGGACCAGCGCCTTGACGATGTCGCTCGCCAATCCCACGGCCGATCAGGATGGCGACGTGCTCTACATCATCGGCAACGGCAAGGCCGCGCACGTCGTCAACTACACCGCCGGGCTCGGCAGCGGCGGCGGCACCCTCGATGCGGGCACGGCCGCGGCGGGGAACCTGTGTGCCGTGCAACTCATGGCGGCGGGCGGCTTCTGGGTCTATGTCGGCGTCCCCTCCGCGACGGGCGCCGCGAACGCGTTCCTCTGGGCCTGAGAGGCGCCTGCACGGGGTCTCGGCCCGTCACGACCCGTGACGGCCGAGACCCTGCCGTCGTCTTGTTTTGAGAAAGCGGTGGCTGCGATGCCAATGGTCATTTCGCCGGAGAGCGAAGCCGGGAAGGAACTCGCGAAGTGGGAGGCGCCGAAGCGCCAGGGCGGGATGCGCTGTGATGGCTATGAAGCCTTTCCCGCCATGCTCTATCGGGCGCATCTGCGAAACGGCAAATGTCGGTGTCTGGTCAATCCGATGACCTATCGGACGGAAGCCGAGCAACTCGACGCCGCCGCCTTTAACACGTCTTGCATACGCATTGTCAAGGACGAAGCCGAGTATCGCCTCGCCAGGGGCTCGGGCTGGTGGGACTCGGCGCAGGCCGCCATCGAGGCGTGTGAACACGAGCAGTTGGCGATCGCCGATCTCGCCGCTGAGCGCGCGTTTCATGATCAGCGCCTGAGTCAGAAAGCGCAGGCCGAAGTCCAGGCGGTTGAGCGCCAGACCGACGAGCATGTGGTGGACGTCGTCCCGGCAAAACCGCGGCGCGGACGGCCGCGGGGACGTCCGTTCCAGAAGAAAGCCGTGCCTGTCACCAGCAGTCATCCGCAGGGAGATCACGATGACCGGGGCTGATACCTACGCCCGCGGCGTTGTGATCACGAAGTCCGACACCGTCAATTACGACAACACGACGGTCTCGGGACCGACCAAGCCGATTCCGTCGCAAGGGATCTATGTCGGCGGCGCGGGCATTGTCGCCGCCGTCTTCGAGGACGGCTCCGTCGTCAACTTCACGGCGGTCTCGGGACAGATCCTGCCGCTCAAGACGATTCGCGTCAACAACACGAATACGACCGCGACCTTGATGGTGGCGCTCTATGTCTGAACCCCTGCCTGTGCCAGACGTGCCGCCGCCGATCTTTCGGCGCACGCTCGATGCGCGCTCCGGGACGCGTCCCGACGAGGCGTAAATGTACTTCCTCCCGCAGGCGAATACGTCGCTCGTGGTCGAGTTTCTGCTCGTCTTGAGCAGCGATCACATTACGGGCGCGACCGGGAAAACGCCGACCGTCACGATCAGTAAGAACGGCGCGCCCTTCGCCACGCCGCAGGGCGCAGTCTCCGAGATCGGCAACGGCCGCTACATGCTCGCGCCATCGCGGGCCGATACCGATACGGTCGGGCCGCTGGCGCTCCATGCGACGGCGGCCGGATGTGACCCGACCGATCGCGACTTTGCCGTCGTCCAGAATCTCAACGCCATCAGTGCGGCGCTCACGCCGAGCACGACCTCGACGCTGACGCTCACCGGCCGCATGCTCATCACCAACGCGTTGCGCCTGCTCGGTGTCGTCCAGCCAAACGACGTCCCGACCCCTGATGACATGAACACCGGGCTCTTTGCCCTCAACGAACTGATCGATAGCTGGGGCGCCGAGCGGCTCACCATGCCCGTTGTCGCGCAGACGACGTATCCGCTGACGCGCGGCGTGGCGCAGTACACCATCGGGCCGGGCGGCACCTGGAATCAGGCGTGGCCGAACACGATCGACGGCGCGCAAGTCGTCTGGACGCAGACCGGGATCGTCTATCGCATTCCGGTGCAAGTCGTCAGCATCGACGGCTGGACGATGGTCAGTCAGCAGAGCCTGACGGCGCCGTGGCCGTGGGTGGTCTATTACAGCCGCACCTTCCCGCTCGGCACGATCAAAGTCTGGCCGGTCCCCGACGGCAGTCAGACGGTGGGGCTCGAAGTCAATACGCCAATGGCCGTCGCGCCTTTTGCCACGCTCGATACGACGTATGCGCTGCCGCCTGCCTATGCCAAAGCGCTGCGCTACGGGCTCGCCGTCGCGATCGCGCCGGAGTATCCCGGCCGCCCGCTCGATCCGCTGATTCTCCAGGGCGCGGCGGAGAGTCTGACGCGGCTCAAAGGCACGAATGTCACGCCGTCGGATCTCGCGACAGACGCGGTGGCGCGGCTCTTCGGCACGCGCCGCGGCAGTTACTCGATCTGGTCGGATGGCCCCGTATGATGAAGTGGCCGGGCTTCATCGGCCCGTCATACCAGTCCCAAAGCGTCCTCGCGGATGTCGAGCGCTGCGTGAACTGGTATCCTGAGCCGGTCGAGGCGCCCTCCGGCAAAAACAAGTACGCGCTCTATCCGACACCCGGACAGCGCGCCTTCTGCACGCTGCCCGCGATCGGATCGCGCGCCCTCTTTGCCATGAACAACCGCATGCATGCCGTCAGCGGCGGCACGCTCGCGGAAGTGTCGGCGTCGGGGACGGTGACGACACGCGGCACCGTCGTGCAGGACACGCAACTGGCGCAGATCGCCTATAACGGCCGGGCGGGGAATCAACTGCTCGTCGCCAGCGGCGGCAACGGCTACTGCCTCGATCTCACCTCGAACACGTTCAGCCAAGTCCTCACCGGGGATTGTGTCCAGGTCGGCATGATCGATGGCTACTTCCTCGCCTTCAACGGCACGCAGTACCGCATCTCATCGCTCAACGACGGCACGACGTGGAACCCGACGCAATTTCAGATGCGCTCGATTGCGCCCGATCCGTGGCAGGCGATGGTGGTCGATGGGCAGCGGCAAATCTGGCTGATTGGCGAGCAGACGAGCGAAGTCCACTACAACGCCAACAGCTTCCCGTTCCCGTTCGCGCCGATTCCCGGCGCGGTGATGAAATTCGGCACGCCCGCGCCGTGGAGCCCGGCCGCCGCCGCCGACAGCATGATGTGGCTGACGCAGACCTCGGGCGGCGCCGGGATGGTGGTGCAGGCACGCGGCTACACGCCGCAGCGCATCAGTACCTATGCGGTCGAGACCGCGATTGCGCGCTATGCGCGCACGTCGCGGATTACTGACGCTGAGTCCCTCGTCTACGAAGACCAGGGGCACGTCTTCTATGCCCTGACCTTCCCATCGGCCAATGCGACCTGGGTCTATGACCTGACGACGCAACTGTGGCACGAGCGTGGCACGTGGAACGCGCCGAGTTATCAGTTCGACCGCTGGCACCCGCGCGTCCACTGCTATGCCTTTGGCCAACACCTCGTCGGCGAGACCGCGACCGGTGTGTTGAGCACGCTCGATACGACCATCGGATCGGAAGTCGATCAGAGCGCCATCCGGCGTGTTCGCATCGCGCCTGCGCTGGCGGCGCAAGGCGAGCCGCTCTACTTCGGCGAACTGGAGGTCTATCTGCAGACCGGGCTCGGCCTCACCACCGGCCAGGGGCAGCGGCCGATCGCGATGCTCCGCACCAGCGATGACGGCGGCCAGACCTGGGGCAACGAACGGACATGCGGCGCCGGGCCGATGGGCGCCTTTGACACCCGCGTCTTCTGGACGCGGCTCGGCCGCTCCTATGACCGCGCGATCGAACTGTCGGTTTCCGATCCGATCCCGTGGCGCGTCATCGACGCCTGGATGACGGTCGACGG